GTATAGCATTATGCGCTCTCACCTTTTGACTTAGGAATGCGATGCTTTTTGCCGAGCACCTTGTTTTTCGCCCGGCGTTCCAACTCCGCAATGTATCTCGACTTGCGCTCTTTGCCCAACCACCGCGCTTCTTCTACCGTGAAGTTTGACTTGATATTTGCCGCGACTTGAACATCCAGCTTAGAATCCAGCTTAGCAATTACCAATTCACGTACTTCAGAGAATATCCACTTAGTGTACCGTGAAAACACTCGAACCTGCAACTCCCCGACGTTCGGGACTGACACCCTGCGCCCGTCACTCAGGTCAGTGTGAATCGCCGCCAGATAGGAGCCAATCGCCGCTTCCGCAGTCTCCTTATCAAGTCCAGTAACCTGAACCACACGATTCACGCGGTCGTCATGGCCTATCGTATCGTCAGTCTCCAGCGCATTCTTAGTACGCGGCATGGCTGCATAATCGGCCACTGACCACACAGGTTCAATAGACGCTGGAGCATCACTATTCAGCTTATTCAACTTCTTACTCATGGTATCACTTCCTCACTATCTGGTGCGCCTGCTTAGCAAGCTGCATGATTCGTTCCACACGCTCACCGCGTATGCTCATTCTAGTCTCGTGAATTTGTCCGGCGCTTGCCTCATCTGAAGCCATGCGCCCTTCCGTGCGGGAGCTAGACTTCGGCATACGCCCGTACAAATCAGCACTCTCAAGCAATTGAGTCCCGGCTTCCGGAAAAAGCCATGGGTACCCAATCGCTACGTTACGGGACTTACATTCCATCCGAACTTCACGCGGCAACTCAATAGGCGTGCTCTCAACAATGTACTCCTTAGCATCAGTAAGAAGCTGCGGAGCTATCTCATTACGTACATTGCGCCCCTCAAAGTAGTCGCCGTCTCCGTCTTCATCAGTCATTCCAGCCGGAACCCCGGTCGGCGGGTGCTTCTTTAGCAACTGCTTCACCCGCGCCGGGTGCATTTTGCCGTACTCTATGAGAATGTACGGAACCCATACGGCAGAGTCAAATCCGTTATTCTGCCCCAAGGATATGTAGCGCTCTACCAAATCAGCACGCATGGAAAGCAACTCGGAGCGTTCCAACTCCATGAAGTAGCTAGTCGGCGTCATCTGAAGCGAAAACGCATTCTTTTCTTGGAGCGGGTCAATCCCCTTGTACGCCAAATCAATCATGGCCGCGCGGGTCAACTCAAACAGGAAACTCGTCTGAATACGGGCAACATTCTTAGCAAATCGTGTGTCCTGCCTGCTAAGCGTCTGACTTGCGTCAAATCCCGCACCGTCCCCGAACCCGAAGAAGCCTTTAGGAGTAGACAGCCCCCCAAGGAAGATGGACAAGAAGTAATCCAAGTCCCGCAAAAGGTCATTCTGATTCGTAGCAGGGTAATTCTCTATGCGCGTCTGATTGTTATCGCCGAGCGGAAGTACGATATCCTTATTCTCAGCGAAGATGCCGGCGTTGCTGGCATAGTCGCCGCTACTTGGATTGTACTTGAAACTGCGATAAAGCTCTTGCTCATAACGCTTGATAGCCCTATACGTATCCTCAAGGCTCATTCCAGCCGTATCAAGCAGCACAAGCAGCCTATCCGGCGCTCTCATCAAGCGCTGTATCATCACTTGGTCTTCTACCATCTGCAAGTCGCGCCAGCTTTCGCGGCTATTGTCAAGCAGCGAGTCACCGTATTCACCAATGCGCTTACGCCCGAATATACGGAAATGCAGGCAACCATATGGCGGAACGTAGCTGCGCGAGTCCAGACTATGAATGACGGCTTGCTCTACGCCCATGTTCAATGGGCAGAAGCCAAGAAGCCTCCCATAAGGGTCATTTATCCGCATAACATCCATCGGATAGTACGGGGAGAAATGGATAGCTCCTTGTCCGCTAACACAAGGAAGCCCCTCAAACACGTCGCCATACTTAGTCATATCACGTATGATACTGTAAGCGTTAGCGTCGGCGTCTACTCTGGCGAGGAAAGAGTTGACAATGTTTGCTATAGTAGAGTTGGCAGACTCTACCCACACAATACGGTTTGTCTCAATGCCCATCTGCGTAGCTTCCGCAGCATAGGTATCCAGCACAGACGAAACCATAGGGTCATCGTCCATTTCCTCAAACCACCCGTACTTCTGCGCACGGCTCAGGTAGTAGTTCGTAGCGTTACGCTGCGAAAACCCTACCCCACCGATTGGGGAACCTTCGCGCCGCGTCTGCGCATACCTGTCAAGTTCTGTTTCTGGCGGCTTTTCTGTAGCGCCGTCTCCAAAGCCAGAAATGCGTTTCAGCGTTGCAAACGGGCTAGCAAGCATCTCACGTATGCCGCGCTTGCTGCTCTTATTCTTTGCCATCATTACTCCGGTATTCCAAGCAACTGCGCCACGGCGTGATGCAGGTCGTCTGTTTTCTCGCTCATACGCTTGAGCCATTCTTCGTATCTATCTACCGGCACCTTATAAGTCCCACCAAACTTGTGACCTTTCCCGCCTACACGTATATTCACGGTGCTACTCTTAGCCTTTGATTGAGTCTCTAGCGACTGGTCAACAACACCTGCGGACACTGCGGAAGCCAAATTGTCATTGGCTACCATGAGATTAGACACTTCCTCGTTGGTGAATCCCAAGTCCCTGAAGTTCGTTAGCGGAGCATTGTCCGCTAAGTACTTGACAGCGCTAGGCAGCTTTGTGAAGTCCCAATCGCCCTTCAGCTTGTTATGCGCGATGTTTAGCCGCATTTCCTCAGTAAGGCTCACCTCAAGCACCAATGCTTGGACTCGCTCTACTCCGCGATGTTTCAACACTTTCAATCTCTGGTGCCCACTAATGACATATAGCTTCCCGTCGCGCTTATTCAACACCAAAGGAAGCAGGAAGCCATCATTGGCTATACTGTCCGCCAGATTGGAAAGCTGCTGGGCAGTGATTATGCGGGGATTGTATGGCGCTATCACGCAATCCTCTACATTGACAATCGTGTACTCAGTCATAGCCCCAACTTCTTTATGATGTACTCCAACACGTCAGCGTTATTCGTACTACCGCACTCGCTGCAAAGGTTTAGCCACCATTCCTCATACTTGTTAGCTGGTATCTCTAGCCGCAGCTTCCCGATATGAACAGTAACCTTTACATCAGACTTGATACGCACTTTCTCCGGCAGTTTCACTGTATCCAGTAGCCGCGATAGGTCTTCTCTTGAAAACCCAATATCCCCGGCAGCACCATCATTCCTTAGCGTTTCCAAAATGCTCTTTAGAGCGTCATTGTCCCAGCTACCAGAAATCTTGTGCAATCCCAGCATCAATGTACGTTCGGCGGACTCTCCATCTACATCTACGTACACCACCGGGTAGTGCGTTCGGTTCAGTCTTCTGGCAGCCTTGTAGAAGACCACGCCGTAGAGCACGTTACCCGACTTCCGAGACGCCACAATAGGCTCTGTAGCGTCAGACGCAAGAAGCATCTGGCAAGCAGAATCTAGCTGCGTTGCCGTCACTCGCAACGGGCACCAATCTGGAATCGTCAGCGATTCAATAGGCACTTCGGCAATAACCGCTTCCGCAGTTTCCATATGGTATCCTTATCGTGAATTCAGCGCTCGCAGAATAGCCGCGTAATCCTCCAGCCCATCACTAGGAGCTATATCACGCTCGGGCTTGTACTTCGGAGTCTTTTCATCAGTCAAACATGAGAAAACGGCTCCGCACAGTGCGTCAGCTACGTCCTTACTACCATCAGGTTGGTGGTCTACCTTCGCGTCAACAATGTTATGCTCAAGGGTCAGAAGTTCCTTGATAAGGAGTTGATTGCGGGGCATCCTCAAACGCCGTTCCGCAATAGCCTGCCTCAGTACGCGGTACTGCGCATCAGTCTTGTCTACCGATAACACGGCGGCAGTGAACCCCTGCTCATTCAATCGCTGGATAGCGTCAGCGGAATTGTAACTGTCGAACGTGACAGTAGCTATATTGAACCCAAGGCTCCGCAAATAGCTTATGAAGTTTCGCACCTTCTGAATGTCTATTTGCTCTTTATTAGGGCCGCTGCGTATAGCCAGAGCAAAGTCTACCTCTACTGACTTTTCAATAGCAGTGTAATCGACAGCCGAAGATATGTTACTGCTTGACGCCACCACTTTGTCAATCACAGTATGGTGCGCCGCAGGATGCACCATCACAATCCCAGTACGGTCATTGCGAAGCGACAAGTCCACATGGATGTACCTTGGGGCATTCGGGTGCCGCGCCGGTCTGTAGATGCTATTCAGAAGCGTAGCCATGCTGTTACGGCTTGCCAACTCTTCCAGTTGAGTCATGGAACCAACATGCAAAGGGTACTCATCAGCTGTGAAGAATCGTGGTAGCGCATCGTCTACCGCATCATGGACTATGCGCTTGATAGGGAATAGCGGATTAGTAACGCTAGCCGCAACACCTGCGATATCGCAGAGAGAGCCTACTAAGTCTTCGCGGAAGTTTTCGTAAAACTCAGCCGGAACCTCGATAATGGGGCCTTCAACTTCATCAATGTTTACCAGCGGGCGAATCTCACCAGTCATGCGCCCACGGTCATCAAAGACCACCTCTTCAAGCAGCATAGGGTCAATGCTGCCCGTACCCCGCATCACACGGAAGTTCAGTCCGGACAGAGACACCTTCGTATTGAATTCCCATCTCGGGCCGTCTACAATCACTACCCCATCACGATTGCGTACCTTTTCAACACGCCGCTCAATAAAGTCGCTAGACGAACGCTTAGATGAAATGAACAGGATAAGACCGGGAACCTCACCACTAGCCTGCTTGAAGCGAGATTCAATACGTCTTGCAACGTCTGTAGCCAGCTTGTTAGCTTTATCCTTTTCTTCCGATTGCTTAGTGTTAGTACGGAAGAAGTTGATTTCGTCAACACACAGAGTAAACAGGTTTCGCCCAATAGAGTGCAGCTGCGAACTACCGGTAATCAACTTGATACCCTTGCGGAAAGTGATATCAGAAGTGCGCGAGGATTCTGGCCTAAACCTTTCTGAAAAGTACGGTGATGGTGCCATTATCTGGCCGGTAAGAGCCTGAAACCCGGTCTCCTCTACCGTCTGCAACGTAATGGCGTACAATGCAAAGTAGATATCCGAACGAGTCGCCAGCCCGTAGTAGCGTGCCGGGTCTTTCAGGCATGAAGTTCGGTAGAGCTTGTAAGCCAAGCAGAGCATGGCTATCATAGTCTTACCGATACCGATAGCCCCAGTAAGAATCACCTCGTGTATCTTATTCTGCGGCTCATTGATACGCAGCAACTCAGGCCACCATCGTGGGAAGATATCACGCGCCAAATGGCCTACGTAGTCGTTACTGGTAAAGAAAGTCTCAGGAGATACGGGCTGGTAGTCATAGTCAATGCTATAAAGCGCCTCCATGGCGTTCGCATCAGACTTCACCTGCGGCTCAGTAGCAAGAATGTTAGACAAGAAGAAGTGCCGCTGCTCCGGAGTCATGCTCTCAAGCATTTCCTCCGCACCCTTCACTAAGAATTCTTCCTTGTTACGCTCAAACTCCTCACGCTCCCTATCTGTACGCAAAGCAGGGTTACGGTGCCAGTGATTGTCGTTGTTAGCGTCATCACGCATTAGTCATCTCCAAAGATAGCCTCAAGCGTTTCGTCACGCTCTGCTTCTTCATCTTTGACTTTAGCGGTCGCTTCTACCGTCACCACATTCTCTAGTGAACGTTTACTACCAGCACCATGCTGCGCCAAGTAGTAGTCAAACTCTTCTTGAGTGATTGCGCCCTTATCAAGCAGCGCCTTCGCAACATCTGCCGGACTTCCGCTGCGTAAACGATTAGCAAACTGGCGAAGCATCTCTCTTTGCTCCGGCGTATACTGAAGTGAAGAAACACTATTTATGTTTTCCTCTTCCTTCTTTTCGCGCAAGCGGTCATTCTGGATATTGATAAGTGTCAGAGGCATATCAGACTTACGTTCGGCAACTGAAGTAGCTGCCGCACGCAACGCAACATCCTCAACACCTTTACGGGCTTTGTCAATGTAGCGGAGAATCTCAATCAACTCAGAAGTGGAAGTCGGCATACCATTCGGGCCGCCACTTGTAATCCGCCACTCATCTACAAGTTCCGCCAGTACACTATCTTCCAGAGTATCCAGCTTGTTCACGGTTTCACTTCGGCGCTTCATGCTGCCAAGCACGGCCATTGCCATGCGCTCCCGCAACTTGTCACTAAATAGAAACCCCTGCGCCGTCTGCGCCACCGCCTCGGCCACTCGCGGGTCATTCACCGCAATCTCTACCACGTCCCGCTGCGATACACCACGGGCCATAGCCAACGTACTACTCACCCGTTCGTTCGTAGTCACAGGGCCGTATATCTCGCGGTAACGGTCAACACTAATACCATGAGTGCTCAAATGGTCATTGGTAAGTTCGTCATACCAACGCCCGCAAATCTGGCACTGAACCTTCGTACTGTTCATGGCTATCCGCTCTTCTGCGTACCGGCCTTGTACACCTGCAATTCGACTGCGCGAATCCGGCGACTTACCCACTCGTGTACCGTACCGTCAGGGTACACTATACCAGTATCGCAAAGAGTCTCGCAACGATGTAAAATGCTTCTAGCTGGCGGTAGACCTGCGGCGGCACACCACATTTCCCAGTTCACCACATAGAAGCTCCACACCCATTTCCCGTAGTGGTCTAGCGACAGGTCTTCGGGAACCTCGTTTGGGCGGGGCTTAGCGCCGTTAGCTGTAACGAAACTAGTCCCCCAAATAGAGACCAGTGCTGTACTCAGCGGATTATGAATTATGGCTGCGGCTTTCCTAATGCCCTCAGTGTCGTTCACGTTAGAGCCGCACGCCTGCTTGTATAGCTGCAACGCGATATCTACCCCGTCAGCGTCCATGGCTAACCCCCTGTAATCGTTTTCACCTTGCGGCGTCTCGCCTTGTAGTCGGCCATTTCTGCAAAGTGCTTCCCTATCATACCCTGAACACTGCGCATAGGAGTATTCGCAGCTAGAAGGTCAGTCTCTATTTCTACGATACTCGCCAGCGTAGGGACACTCACGGCGTCTTGGGACAGCGCGTCAAGCACTTCGGTCAGCGTGATACCAGTGGCGGCTTTCGCCAACGCATCAATGCTCAAAGCGTCATCAGCACCGGCGTCAGCGCGGTCTAGAATCATACCCCCAAACAGAGCACAGAAAGCGCGGGCGGCTTCCTCCCCTAAGCGGTTCGATATCACCACATAGGCGGACTCCATCGGGTGCGCTGCCCAATAGTCTCTGTCCCGCCCCTTGATATGCGCACGTCGCTCTACTTTCCGCATGTATCGTTCACCACCTCCCGCACTAACGCCGCGTCACCATGAGTAATGATATACCATCGTGCTACGGCTGTCGCGTGCAATGCTATGCGGCGGACACAATCCACTGCCAGTGTAGTTTCGTTTAGCAGAGAGTAGTAGTCAATAGCCCTACCAGTTTCCAGTACATAAGCAGCAGCACGCTGCCACAGCACTACCGCCATTTCCCCCCAAGGAAGACACCTAGGAAATGGCAGTAATGCAATTGTGGCAGCGTGCTGTTCAGCGAGTAGTGCTAGCGGTTTCATTCGACACCTCTAGCACTACTATCGGCAATTTAGAAGTCCAGCGCTTCCTCGCCGAAGTTTTCGTCAGTAATGACGGTCACTTCGGTCTTCTTCGGCTTCGCGGTCTTCTTCGGCTTCGGGGCCTGCGGTTCCGACACCACTTCGGCTTCAGTGGAAGAATTCTTCACAGGCTTCGCGGACTTCACAGGCTTAGCAGTGGGGTCAAAGACCGTCACCGCCTCCTTAGACAAGTCCTCCAAGTCCTCGTCATCATCACCCGGCTGGAGCGCGGCGATATCTTCGGTAAGTTCGTCCGGAGACAGGTAGTGAACCTGTCCTGAATCGTCCTTCACCTTCACGGCCAATTCAACCCCCAACTTCCCGCCAATCAGCTTCGCCATGCGAAGTAAATCGGCCATAACATACTCGGCAGACGCGAGATTGTTAGTCGCCAGATAATTGGCGGTCAAAAGAGAAATGGTAGCGCCCATGGAAGTGGCACCGCCGGCTTCCGACAGTGCGGAGTGGACGCGCTTGAACGCTTCCACATCCTCATCACTATCGAAAAATACCTTGAGCACTTTCCCACCGGAGCTAGCATCCGAAACCGCAATACTTCCGCCGTCTTCATCATCACCGTCATAGGTGATAGTCTTGATGGGCTTTTCGGCATCAATGATTGCCGCAAGTTCACTCATTGACAGAGCTTCAATCTCTGCCAACAAGGTCTTGAACTTGACGATATCCAGCGGCTCGTCTTTTCCATGCCTCATGTAGTAAAGCTGGAAGAGCCGCGCGGTCTTGCTCTGGCCGAACGCCAGTAGCCGATTGTTCAACTCAGGGTCAAGTTGCGCAACATGCAGCACTTGCTGGCTGTACTGAATGCGTTGCTTGACAGTTTGTGGCTTCAGACCACACTTCCGCCACGCAAGGTCATAGAAGTCAGAGTAAGCGACACCGTCCGGCGACGCCTTCCAGACTTCCATCTCATGCGCACGTTGCAGCACCAATCCCTGACGGTAAATCAGGGCCGTGATTGAAGTGCATGACACACTCAATCCATTGACCACCGCTTCGGGAGACCACGTTGCCACATCAGCGGCAATTTTGGTAAACTGAAGGTTAGCCTCCAGCTTGGAACTCAGCCCCTTAGGGGTCTTTTCCGCCTTCACCACCTCATTCATCAGTATCACTCCTTGAAACAATCCGCCCTAAACGGGCACTTAGTAGCTCTATCCGAACGGGCCGTGTCGCACAGCTTGCAGCCCATGGCGGCATCCATCGAGCCTGACCGGTATGCCGCCACCCTCATATAGGGCAAGACCAGCTCCCTGTCAAATGAAAAACTGACTTCCTTCGTTATCAAACGGTTGGAGTCTTTGTTTTCGTAGACAAGCAGCCCGAAGTCCGCACGCAATGCGAAGCCATAAACGTTTAGCTGGGTCACGTGCTCATCTTTAGGAATTCCGGCGGCGATGCTATTAGCGCTAGCGGTCTTGTAATCAACAACCGCGTGCATGAGTTTACCACGCCAGCGCAACCGGTAGATACCGTCGCAATGCCCGACAATATCCAACTCCGGCACCTGAATGCGCGGCTCCACATAACGCCACGGCACATTGTGCTTGAGATTCTTTCCGCACTTCGGACACTCGGCAGGCGCACGGGTGGGCAGCCCAAGATTCCCAGTCACGGGCTTAGTGGGCATGAGCACACAAGAATCAAATTGAAAGGCGCCATCAGCCCACTGGTACTCCCCGTGAGTGTGGCCGCACTCTGCGCAATTCCACTCCCCGACCTGCATCTGGGCCAGCCCGGCTTGATACTGCAACCTCTCATGGGCAGAGTGCCCAGCCGCGAAAATCGCATGAGTGTGCCCGTCAAACAGGGCATTCGCAGCGTGGACTTCTAGCGCCCGCACATCATCTGCGGAACGCTCTACTACCGGCTTGGCATTGATTGCGTCAATGCGCAACTGGTAGACCGGACAGAATCGGGCCATACTCGACGGATGGTGGCCCTTTTCACGTGGCTGCGAGGGCTGCGCCGCCAGAGTCGCCTCAATGCGTGCTCCAACGTCCATGGCCGGAATCTCGGCCACATCAGGGTGCCGCTCAGCGACAAACGCGCTAACCTCACCTACTCCAACTGCCTTGCCCATTCTTCTGCGTCCTCCATGTTACCGTCGAGCACCGCTGCTGCGACGTTGCAGAGCACCTGTAACTGTCTGGCCGGTATGGCCGTCCAGTCATGCGGAACGCCGTCCGGCATGGTGCTAAACCCGAAGGTGAGCGCCGGGACTTTCCGCGTTCCTGCCTCCCTGTATATCTTCTCTAGCCACCGTTTGTCAAGTGAAATCCGAACTTTCTCAGTGCTTTTGCACTCCTCTCGGAAGAATCTGGACTTCACGTCACCCTTGTCAGCCCCGCACCCGCTCCCACGGGTGCGCTTACCGTCTCGGATAGCTGCAATAGCACGCTCCTGCCCCTTCCAATCACCGGCGGGCTTCGACTTCACGATACCAGCCACCATATCCAAAGGCTTAGGCGTACTCAGTCCGGCCCTACTGCGCTTCTTTTCAGCCATGCTCAATCCAGAAAGTCATCATCATCTTCTACCGTATCGACTACCTCGCCGCCTACGGTGTCGCCGTCTTCCCCACCAGCAAGTAGCAACTCATCTACATCAGACAGACTCAGATTGTCTACTACCGCCATGGCTGCTTGCGCTGCCGCCGTACCGACAGCCTTGGAATTAGCCGCCTTATCAGCCTTCGCCTGCGCTTTCGCTGCACTGTCCGCGACGATGTTTGATACCAACTCGCTCTTAGTCAGCAACTTACGTTCAGCGGCAAGAATGGTGTTTATCACCTTACGGCGCAACTCCATATACACCGTGCGATTGTCTCGCATGAAGGCTATCAGCGCCTTCTTCGTAGAGAATGCAAGACGCTCAGGCGGTACGCCGGAGCCGTAGTCAGCCACAAATACGTACTTTTCGCTGGTCTTCGTACCTTCTTCTACCAGCTTGAAGTCCAGTGCGTACTTGAGTACTTCTTCTTCGTCTTTCGAGTCCCCAACACCGGCTTCAGGGGTCTCAATCAACTGGAAGGTGATATCGCCGGTGCTACCAACTCCGAAGTCCGTCTTTTGCTTCTTTATCTCAAACTTCACGTCCATAGCAGCACAAACCTTTTCGGTCAACATCTTGTAGCCGGAAACCTCCAGCTTTACGTCAACTGCTATCCCGTGGTCTACCGCATTGCCGTTAGCCGGAGCAAGCCAAGAAACTGCCTGCGCCATATGGGTAGACACCTGACTTGTGAACACCACTGTAGGCTTGTAAAGAGAGTCCAAACCGTCTGCGGTACGCAAAGCCAGCAAACGGTGCATCAACTTCTTTAGAAGCTGCGCACGTGACGCAATAGCCATTCGGTCTTCCGAAGGCTTTTCCAACTCAGCTCGCGGAGTCAACTCAGTCAGAGAATCGACAATCAGCAAGTCAACTTCGCCGGTACTCAGCGCTGCTACCACGTTATTGATAGCTTGTTCACCATACCGGAC